CCGGACAAACCAAAGTCGCGGAATGCGTCAGCGTCAGGATACCCGCAAACACCAGATAACGCGGCCCGTTGAAATTAGAGCCGAATCCGGTAATCGTCGTGGTCCCGGTAATGTTCAAAAAAGACGTATTTTGAGCGCCAATGTCGGTAGTTGTAGCGCTGGCAAGGTTAGCGATAGTCCCCTGAGAGAATAGCTGCTCCCACCGCAGGGAATGGCCCGTAGCCGTACCAGCGGAAAGGCCAGTCAGCTTGTTGTTGCCCATAGCAAGATTACCCGTCATCGCCGTTTGGCCGTCAGACGAGACTGATTGCTGCATTGCTGTAGCAATGTCGTTAATCAGCGCTTGCCAGTCAGTGACTGTGGCAGATACGCCCGTTGTAGCTGGGTTCCATGTGTTGACTGGTAATGAATATGCACCGCTGCCGTTTCGCATGTTCTGGACTCCTTAACCGTTATGTGCTACGATATGGCATAAACTTTTGGAGTTATCATGCCACTTAGAAAATCCAATCCTTTGTATAGCGTTTGGCAGGGTATGCTCAACCGCTGCCGAAATCCAAAAGCGAAGGCGTGGAAAGATTATGGCGGCAGAGGCATCACCGTTTGCGCCAGATGGATGGAAAAACGTAATGGGTTTTTGAACTTTGTTAACGACATGGGTTATAGGCCAGATGGATATTCTATTGAGAGAATAAACAACGATCTTGGATATTCCCCAGAAAATTGCAAATGGGCGACTAAAAAAGAGCAGCAAAGAAACCTTAGAACTACCAACAGAATTACTGTTGATGGAGTTGAATATGTTGTTGCGGAGCTTGCGGAAAGATATGGATTCAAGCCCGACACCATACTGGCAAGATCGAGGCATGGCCTTAGCTTTCAGGACCTTGTTGACAGAGATAGGAGAGTGTTTACCAATGGCCTTGCACTTGGCGGAAAAGCCAATGGAGAGAGGCAAAAGGCAAAAACGCATTGCCCATATGGACACGAGTACACGCCTGACAATATCGTCAAGAATAAAGATGGCTTTAGACGCTGCAAAACATGTAAGCGCGAAGATGCCAGAGAAAAAAGGATGGCAAGTCCTAATTTTTGATAGAGAATACATGTAATTAATGGAGAACATCATGGGTCTGTTGCAAGCAATTCTTTTGTGCTATTTTCTGTATCTGATCGTCAGCTATATCACTGACCAGAAATAGCCGATGGCTGGCTAGACTGGTAAAGCAGGTTAGCCAAAATTCTAGGGTCGATGCCTGTTTTATCTATAGCCCCGCCACCCTCACGTAATAGCTTTACAAGCTGTCCAGCGCCGTAAGATGCTTCGCCTACCAATCGTGGTGACGATACAGCAGCAAGACCAGCCGCAGCAGGAAGGTTTCCAGTTAGAGCCAATCCAGCCCCACCAGTGCCAGCGGTAGCCTTTTGAATACCTCGTGGCGTCCACTCGTTTACGGCTTGCCCGGCTAGTGCAGGCATCAGTTCTTGCCCTCCAGCCTGTTCTAGCGTTCTTGCCAGATTTGTCCGAGTGCCGTAGTTTGTATTGGCGTTATTGCGCATCAATGATTGCAGCTTGCGCATTGACGTATCAGCCGCTGCCTTGTTTCCCAAAGACAACGCACGCTCAATCTCTTTAATGGTGTCTGATGCGTTGGAATACTCGCTCATGACCTTCGAGTATTCAGGGGCTTGCTTGGTAATCTCACTTTTGATTGAGTCGTAAACCTTGCCCGCTGCAAAACGTGCCGTTTTCTGCTCGAATGGGATTTCCTCGACAATGCCGCCTATTTTCTGTTTCAGAGCGTCCAAACCTTCTGGCGTGTGAAACTCAGCAGGGTCCAGGCTTTTCCAGTTGGCAATCTCTTTATTGATCTTGCCCAAAGCATTAGCCGCGCTTTCGTTCTTAATCTGGCCCTTAAACGAAGCCATGCCAAACGAATCATTCAGAGACTTTTCAATCCCTGACATATCAAGCACTGATTTATCCTTGCGAATATCAACCATGCCAGACCGATAGGCCTTTTGCTTTTGGTCAACCATAGAGCGCAAATTCTCTTTTGCCGCTGTCAGCACATCATCCATATTGGACGCGCCGCGCATGTTGGCGGTAAAGGTGGAAGCAGTTTCACCGCCTGTTTTGCCAGCCCTGTAAGCCTGTGAAATGGCTTCCTCGCCGACTCCAGTCGTGCCGCCCAACACCTTTTTGGCAAGCGTGCCAGCACCAGATACAACTTTTGCACCGCCACGCAAAGCTAGTGCCATTGGGTCAATTGCGCTAGATGCTGATTTAAGTACAGCACCAGCCCTGCCCGGAGCGGCCATAGCGCCAACACCTAGCAGGGTTGAGGCATCAGCCATAACGCCAGCCGGGTCGGTTGCAATGGCTTCCTTCAGTCCTTCAATAGAACCATAGCGGCCTTTGTAATGCTGGCCTACAGCGTTTGCAACATTGCGCGATGATTTATCCTCACCAACAGCTTGAACCAGAGATTCAGGTAGTACGTTTTGTAGTGCTCCAGCGCCTAGATCAAGAACTGATTTAGCCGTTTTAACGGGACTTGTGACGGCTTCAAACATGCCGGAAACCATGCGACCTAATGACGGGACCATGTTAGAAGCCGCGCTAGATGCAACATCACCCCATGATTTAGAGGGTTTGACGGATTTTGGAGCGGCCAACATGTTCAAGCCATCATCTGACAGCTTGGTCAAGTCGCCAGATTGCAAGGCGATCAGGTCAGCGTCTGATAGCTTGGTAAGGTCCATTATTTTTTCCTGCGCCGTTCAATTTCAGCCTTGATAGCATCTTGAGGTGGAAGCCCATTGTTTGGCTCTCCAAAATCTCCCTCTGGAGCAATACCGGCATAACGATTTTGCATTTCACGAATAGATACAAGCGCCGCTTTTTTGGTTTCTGCTGGGACTCCGGGGTCGCCAATCTGGCCCGCCATTTGCCGATAAAGCAAAACATCTTTATCAGACTGAGGACCAGACATTTTTGGCATTTTTGCGACCAAATCGCCTTCTAGTGCTTTAAGTTGCGCAGCAGCTTGAGCGCCTTTTGTAGATGAGCCGAAAAATGCCGCTGTCGCATCTACTGCGCTACCGATTCCACTACCCGTCGCCTGATCAATCAATTTTTCGGCTTTCGAGATTGTGGATAAAGCATCCTCAGCATCTTTTATTTTCTGTGTAGAGGGAACGCTTCCAGCGGGTTTTGTACCCATTACAGGCTTACCACCGGGCCCCATAATTGGCACAGCCTGACCGTTAACCAGTTGCATAGGCCCTTGATCAGTCTGGATAATCTGAGCCTGTCTCTCAGGGCGATTGGCTGCAATCATGCGCTGCGTGTCTTTTTGCGCCTGAATCTGCATTTCTCGCAGTTCTTTTTGCGCGGCCAATCGCTCGACCTGACTAGCACGAGCGTCCTGCATTCTCAATTGCAACTCTTGCGCCCGTGCCTCGCGTGCCATCTGTGATTCTTGTTGACGGAATGCGCGGTTTTCGTCGCGTTCTGCCGCCTGCGCCTGTAACTGAGGCACTTGCAACATTCCCTGATAACCTAGCTTTTGCAGGTCACCAATACCAGATTCAGCCAACTTTCCATAAGCCGCCATTGGGTCAGGTTTACGGGTAATCTGCGGTTGCGCTCCAATCCGCATCTCAGGCGGTAGCGCATCGTTAACCATACCCGTCTCACCCGTACCGGCCTGGCTAGGGTTCAATTCAGACTGAAACCCGCGCAAAGCATCAGCGATTGCTTTTTGCCGCTTGTCCTGCAATGCGCCCATTTCCTCACCAGCCATGACGGAATCACGCGACTGACCCGCGCCGCGAAGGGCTTCGGCTAGGTACTCCAGCGGATTAGCTTTGACATAACGCCCGCTGACCATCTTTCCCTGTGGCGCGTTGAATCCCGCACCCTGAGCGCCGACCTGCCTGCGCCGTTGTAGCTCTGCAATTTGTTGTTCAAATGCGTCCATGATTATTTAAACCCAAATAAGCCACTAAGGGCACGGCCACCAAGCGTAGAACCGCCGCCCGTACCAAGCCCTAGAACAGTACCGCCCAGACCTAACAACCCATTCAACGGGCTGGATGCCTGCTCTGCGTTGTAGTTCGCTAGATCGCCCTCGTACTGCGCCTGAGTCGCACCTAGCGTGTTCGGTCCTGCTGTCTGGGCTTGCTGTGCAAACTGCTGAAACTGTGGAGACTGAACCTGCCCACCCGTTCGCAATGCGTTAATCAGGTTAAGGGGTCTGTCCTGTATATACGCCTGCTCCTGCATGGCTGACGTGCGGTTAGCTTGGTCAAGGTTAATACCCTGCAGCGCCGCCTGCATTTCCAGATCGTTGCGGTTCTGACCTGCCGCGGTCATCTCTTTGCCGTAAGCCTCGGAGCCTAAAGCAATCCCCTGATTCGCCATGCGCGTGCGTAGAGCCTCCTCCCGACTATCTAACTGTGGTCGCAATCGGGACAGGATGGCGTCCTGTGCGGTTTGTCCTACATTGATTCCGCGAGCGGGTAGACCTGATGTATCTAACTCGGGGTTTTCCAGCAGGGAGCGGGTTTTATCAAAGCCGATGTTCGCAACGTCCGCGTATTTGTCGGATAGCGCCATCTGCTTATCAAGCGTAGCCTGCGCCTGTGGACTGAGCGTTTCCGTCTGCGTCCAGCTATCCTGATTATTCGGGTCTTGCGAGTACGTCAGGGAGCCGTAAGGCGTGATCTGATTGACCCGATTGGCTTCGGTTTGAAGCCGTGCCATGTCGAGATTACCGGCTGCGGTTGCGTTCGCAGCGCCTACGTAATCGGGGGTTGGTGGAGCGGAGGACTTACCGTAAAGGCGCATCCGGCCAAGCTCTGGCGCAAATGCACGCTCGTCTAAATCTGGAATGTCAAGTAAGTGCCGCATATTTACCTCTGATGTATTTACAGTCCTTTTTGAACAAGCAAAAAAGCAGTAGATCGCCATCAGGGGTAGCCTGTGCTAGACTAGATTCTAGTGTAAAACCCATGTGGCGTACCAATTTAATGCTTTCTTTGTTCGTGCTGTTCACCGGAACAGTTATCCGTTTTACGTTCAATTGGTTAAATGGGTAATCAAAGATAATCCCAAGAAACCGCCTGTCTGCCCATCCAGGCTCACCACGAATGTGACAAACCACGTTTGCGCCGTTGTAATCCTCGTACAAAACACCGGCTACCAGCTTTCCGTCCTTGATCTTTCCCAGTCCAGAACCGCGCCCGTAGCACCACGTACCGCCTGTTTTCTCTGCTACCCACGGCCCGATTAATCGAACGTCGCTCGTGATCACAAAACGCTGTTACTTTTCTGGTACAAAAAGTCAGTATTGGTAAACCTGAACTCAGCCCCGCCGTTCAATACCTTAAGCCGGATAGCTGCAGAGTTAGCCACCGCGCCCACGGTATTCCATGAGCGAATTGGCTCAAGTCCACCACCCCAAACCATCGAACCCCAGACCATAGAACCCCAAACCATACCCGTGGGAGCTGTGTAGCTCAAAGAGCCAACTGGGTCGGTCAGTTCGTAATCAGTATTGAGCGCGTAAAGAATAGAGGGTGAACCGCCTGTCATCAGGTACGGGCGAATCATGGTGAAATACTTGTTGTAAGCCTTGGTCCCGAAGTACCCGAAGGATTGGCACACATCAGCCGTTATCGGCACGGTAACATCGGCATTTCCAGTCCACGCCTTATTGACGAAAGTGGAACCACCGTAATAAAGCCCCGTCGATGCCTTTAACCAGACCTGAGCATCCCATCCTGAAAACACCGTCCACGCGCCCGTAATGGTGTTTTGGGCATACTGATAATTCGCGCCGCCACCATACGGCACGTTCAATATCAGCATATTGTCATCAGCGTTTAGACAAACCTGCCATCCAAAGTTGGCCCCGAGAGTAGAAGCGGCCTGAGATACGCTGTTTTGAATCTTATCGGTCAGTGCCACCCGTCGATCAACGGACGAGGACAAAAGCCCCTTTCCAAGTGGATATACGCCCTCGTAAGTGTTCACCGCAAGGTCGCCACCAAACTTGACAGCGCATCGACGACCAAGGGGGCGGCCCATCGTGAAAACGCCGATTACCGACCAATCTGTAGAAGATGACGGGTCAGACCCGCGATATACAGCGATTTCCCCATTGCTGGAGATAATCACCAGATGGTCATCAGACCCGCTACCGGCGTCAAGTGTCCACGTGTAAGCCGCCATGACGTAGCCGCCCAGACGGAAGATCGAACCCATATCCATCTGAGCCGCGGCCCCGCCCACGCTGTTAACGGGCAGATACCAAAGCCGCATGGACGATGATTCAACGAAGAACAAGCGATTTTTGAACAGGGTAACGTGAGCCAAAAGGGTCGTTGTGACCCCTGTAATCGCCGGGGTTGATGCGCCGGTTATCGTTGTCCAGGTGGCGTTATCCCATAGTCTGGGTGAATCCACGCCGTTGACCATGTAAAGGAAAGACCCGCCGGGAGTCGTTATCTGGGCATGTTGCCAGCGTGCGTTAGTCAGGCCAGATTGAACCGCAGCACCTACCGCGCCCGGTGTTGTGGCATTGTAGAAAGCAGTCCCCGCCGCAGCGAATAGCGTCGATGTTCCCGTGGTCGGGAGATACTCCACAAGCGTCTCAACCGCAGCGGGAAACCCGGTTACGTGACTAGCAGAGCCTTTTCTGATTCCTAGATAGCTCGGATACGGCCACCAGTTCACCATCAGAGCCGCGTCTGACGTGGGCATATCCGCTATGGAGTCGCGGTCATTCAAGCCACCTACAGGAGCCGGAATAGAGGTAGCGCCGGACTTTGGAGGCATTATGGTCCAAACCCAGCGTCAGGAATATTTGCCCCGCTCATCAGAATAGACCCGCCGTAGGGTGATAGGCTGAGTTTAGGAGCGGATTTATCGTAGCTTTTGCACTGTTCTAACAGCGTGCGGAACTCGCCTAGATCAGCATCAGCGTTCAGCCCTTTGGCTAATTTCCACTGTGCTTTGAGGCCGGTCACCATCAGGGAGTCTGGGAAAATACACGTATCGTCGTCAGCGGTAAAGCGGGTTTTTGACACGCCCGCAGCACTGATAGCCCATGAAGTGCTGATGTACTCGTAAGCAAAAACCAGTCCGTCAGGCGGCATTGGGTTCAATGTGATCGTGTTGCCCAGAATCCTGAAACGGTTTCTAGGCCCGGCGTACACAATGCCGGATTTGAACGATTGCCAATCTTGGGGGGATTGCGGCCCCATCAAAGGCCACCGATTCGTTCTATCCCACTCTGTTTGTGGAATCTGCTTTAACCAGTCCGAAGGTAGTGGATATTGAACTTGAGAGAATACTAGGTCAACCGTGCCTGACGTTTCAGCCGTCATGTTCATGGTGACTTGCGTCATGTTGTCAACAGTGACAATCTGCGCAAAAGGACGGACTCCAACACCGCTTAGACCAAAGTTTGACGATAGCGCCGCAGTTGTTGGAATCCCCGTAATCACGGCACTACCTGCGGTCAACGTCCCGGTAGTGG